GCCATTTGTCTTCGATGGCCAGCAAGGACTCTGTGGCTTCTCGCGGCGTCGCGTAGAAGTCGTGTCCCCTGTCGCTGTGCGAATGACTGCCAACGCCGCAAACGGTTGTCATGCCGACTCCTTGATTTCGTCCATTGATGTGATTTCGCGGCGCACGATTTGCATGACCGCGTCCGCCATGGCGTCGCGTTCTATGGTCGTGTCGCATTCGGTTTGGATGACGCGCGCCAGCAATACGGAAAGCGTATACAGGCCGTCCCCGTTATCGAGGTCGTACAGGTCGAATAGACCGAAGACCTTATCGACAACGCGAAGGCATAGAGCCGCCTTCCGAGCTTCTTTCTCCGCTGAGTTCGGCACTGGTTGTTACTTCGACGCAGAACTAATGAAAGCAACAGACTGCATAGCCATTCCTTGACTCGCGGACGTGCGGAACCGTTCGGCACACAGATATGCACCGTCCGTTTTCAAACACGGGCGCGTTTGAGTTCTGAAATTTTGAAGGTGTGCCGTCGCGTAGAAGTACAGGCCATAAAAAACCCGCCTTCACGCGTAAAGGCGGGTTTACCGAAAACCGGTAAGACTTACAAGTTTGTTCAACAGGATTTAGTTAATCTCTAGGTGAAGTTGCGAAACGATCCGCGAACTATTGATACGATCCTGATACCAGAGGCAATCGACGGCTTGCTTGTTGGCGCAAGTAACAGAATGGTTTCAGTCTTTCCCGACTGCAACACAAACGAGTCCTTGGTCTTCGTCACAGCCCTAAGCGAGCGCTCTACGATGTTCCGCCGGCTGCAACGTTCCACAACGGCTATCATACCTTCGTTGAGTGCTTCGTATCCGCCCATGCCATCGAACGCGATTGCGAAGACGTTGTCGCCGTCCAGTACGCCGCACTCTTTCAGCGAGCTTCCCGAAACCCGGTAAGCCAGATGTTGCGCTTTCGGGAAATGTTCATCGCGTGGAACAACGATATTGTACGGGGCGAGGGGGGCCGCTTTATCGAGCCTGATCCAATCGCCAGCGGTGACAATGCCTTCAACCGGGATTGTGACAACCTTCTTATTGTTGAAGCTGGCACCGGACTCCGGGTCATACGGAACCGGTTCACCGATCACTTGAGCGATAAGCGGAAGCTCTTCCGGCCTGAAACGGCGTTCGCCTTTGGCCAGCTTATACACAGCCGAATGGTGCATATTCAACGCTGCGGCGACCTTCGCGGCGGTGACGCCGTCCTTAGTTAGTCCCTTGGCCAGCCAGTTTTTTAGATCAGCCATTGCCGCCCATTCCCCATATGCAACCTGCGGTCTTATACGCCAATTTGGCACCAATCAAGAAAAATCGTCTGAACAAAGTTGTTAATTTTACCTGAAATCGGTAAACGTTTGACCACTGAGATTTACCTACTTCCGGTCACAGCAACACGACAGGTACAAGATGACGACGGGCGGGGATTACTACACAAAGAAACGTGCAGCGAACGCCGAACTTGAAGCGGCGGCGCGAGCCTACATGAAGGCCAATCCGGTCATCTTCAAGGCGAAGGATGCTTCGACCAGTTCTAAAAAGACGCATGGACCTAAGACTCTCGCCAAGATTGAAGAGATCATGCGAATGTTTCCGGGTCTTTCGCTTCGCGTGATAGCTAATCTGTTTAGTGTTTCGCTTGGTTCAGTCCATGAGGTCAAGCAAGATATTTTGGCAGCATCCGGCGCAATGTTATTCGACAAGGCGGATAGCGAAGACGACGAAGATATTTGCAGTCACGAGAACAACATGCGGTCCAGTGCCGCAGAGCTTCGCGCCTTGCGTGCTGCATATCCCGGCCGTGTTTATGAAGTTGACTCACGTTCGCACGCCGAGCGGAACAGCGCGGTTGTCCTGTTTCAAGTGAACACGGATCGCGCGCGATACAAGGTTGACCAGTCGCATACCACGGCGCGGCCAATCACGCTTCCAACGACTCCCTTCAAACTCGCTTCTTAAAGGAACGCATCATGAAGTTACTGAACCGACGCGAAAGCGTCGAAGGCATCGTCGCGCCTATCGCCGGCATTCTGGAACGTCTCACTCAGTATTCACAGCGTCACACAGCGAAGGGAGAGAACCACACGCACCTTGCGGAACTACACATGGACCATGCGGCTACCGCGCACGCCGAGAGCAACAAGGCGCTGGCAGCAGCCGACAAGATCAAGAAGGCAATTTGATGCAGCAGCAGCAGGACGACAGCGGCGACGGTTGGGAGTTCTTCATGGGTGAAGAGGTCCTAGTCGGTTCGGTTACCGGAACGGTCGTTGGCCGAACTGAACACGTCGCGTTTCAAGATCACTTCATCGTCTCACTCATCGGCGACGACGGAGTCCAGCACGAAATCAGCCGCCCGCAATACGCAATCGCTCACACAAGGAAGAACTGACATGGCACCTTTCAAAACCGGCGACGTGCTGTCGCACCGACTCAACCCGAACGCCAAGACGGTGTTTCATCAGTATGTCGGACTGGCGTACTTCATCAGCAAGGACGCTCAATATCACTTTGCCGATGATTGGTATTTGGCCGGCAAGGATTCAATCGTTGTCTTGGTCGAAAACGGAAGCTTGAAGCCGGCGACGCGTCCTTACGTCCATTCAAGCCGTGTGCTGGCTGAAACCGAAGCGCGCCGGCTGTCCGAAGCCAACCCCGGCAAGGACTTTTACGTCTTCGAACTGGCGTCGAAGTCATCGGCGCCCGCGCCGGTCGCAACGACCAAGGCGGCGTGAGCGACCTAATCATCGCGCCCGTTGCGTTGCTAGGTCTTTGGCCAACAACGTTTCTGCTTTGGATCGCGGCCTTAATGGTCGCGGTCCTAGCCGCCGGGGCAATCCATTTCATCGCAGCAAAGGGAATTGAATGGCTAAGAGCATTAGCGCGCTAGTGAGTTCGAAGTCTGACAAGCCGCCTATCTTCGTCCTGTATGGCGTGGATGGTGTCGGCAAGACTTCACTCGCGGCCGAATGGCCGAACCCGATCTATCTGAATACGACGGGTGAAGAGACGCCGAACGACATTGAACTGCCAACGCCGGGAGAGATCGAGTCGTATGGTGACTTGGTTGATTATATTGGCGAGCTACTTAGCACGGACCACGGCTTCCAGACGGTCATTATCGACTCTATGGATGGCCTTGAACCGCTGGTATGGGCTGAAACGTGCCGGCGCCTTGGTGTCCCGTCAATCGAAACGCCGGGGTTCGGCAAGGGCTACGTTGAAGCGGACAAGGAATGGTTCAATCTTCTGGACGGGTTCGCCCATCTTAAGAAGGCTGGAATTGGCGTGGTGTTGCTTGCGCATCCGCACATTGACCGTTTCGACTCGCCAACCAGTGACCCGTACTCCCGATATGACCTTAAGCTACATAAGCGAGCGCGCGGTTTTGTCAGGGAAAAGGCGGACGTTGTCGCGTTCGTTAATTATCGGACGACGTTGAAAGAAAAGGAAGTGGCGCGGCAGACGAAGGTTGCTCACGGCGAAGGTTCTGGCGAGCGCAACATTCATCTTGAAGAGCGTCCCGGCTTCCTTGCCAAGAACCGCTATTCGATGCCGGCAAGCGTCCCCTTCAAGAAAGGCAAAGGCTACGCGGCCTTGGCTCAATACTTCCCCGCACCGCGAGCGGCAAACGACAACGTCCAGGTAGAGCAAAAGGAAGCCGCATAATGTTCGCTGTAAATGACCGTGTTGAATCCGTCTTCAACAACCGCATTGGCACTGTGATTTTGCCGGGGCTGGTTGGCATCCAGTTTGACGACGGCGAAAAGTGCGTCATCGACGGCCGGGGCTTGAAGCTGGCGCCGGACGACGAAGACGAACGCGCCTTCAAGGTTGGTGACTGCGTCGTGGTTCTCGGCGCCGTGTATCAGGACTTAATCGGAATCGTTACCGCAGATGACGGCGACGACGAAGAGGAAATCCCGTACACCGTGACCTTCCTTAAGGGGCAGAGCCGCGCCATTTCGGACAACTACATTTTCAACGCGAGTGAGTTGAAATTCTGGTTTCCGAAAGCAGGGGACCGCGTCACCGAGCGCGGAATTGACGAGGAACCCGGTACTGTCGTGTCCAACGGATTCGGTACGTGTGTGGTGAAATGGGACAACATACCGACGCCTCAAAACGGTTGGGACGTGGAAGAGCTGTACCCGATCATTGAAGACAAGACAGTCTTCAAAGTTGGACAGCGCGTCAACTATTCGTCGCCATTCCTTCGCGATCCTTTCACCGCAACCATTACCGGCGTCACGGGCAATACGTTGTTCGTGAAGTGGGATCGCTGGCACCGCAATTATCCCGGCTTGCTTGATGGCGCTTACCCCGCCGCGAGCTTCAAGCCCGTCGAGACAATCGCGCAAGCCGCCTAACTAACAACTCTCACATTCTGAAATCGGCCAACGCCGCTTCGGCGGCGAATGCCTCTCTGTGTCCAAAACCCAACAAAAGGAATCTTCATGGGTAGTCTGTCAGGTCGTTACGACGAGAACGCCGAAGCCCCTAAAGGCTTTGATACCTTCCCCGCCGGCACATACGAACTTGAGCTTATCGAGGGCGAAGTAAAACCCACGGCCAAGGGTGACGGCGAACTGTTCAAGCACAAGATTCGAGTCATCAGCGGCGAATACGAGGGCCGACTCCTCTTCGGACAGTTCAACTTGAGCAATCCGAATCCGACAGCCCAGGAAATCGGCCAGTCCGAATTCAAGGCGCTTCGCGACGTGGTCGGCGTGCCGGACCCGGAAGAGCCGGAAGACCTTTGCTTCCGTGCGTTTACCGGCGTGGTGAAAATCCGCGCGGCCAAGGGTGACTTTGAAGCGCGCAACGAAGTCGATTGGTCGAAGACTCACAAGCTGTTCACCAGCGGCGGGACCGCGCCGCCTCCGAAGGCCGCGAACGACAACGTCAAGCAAGTCGCCAACGCCGCGAACAGCAATACCAAGGCGCCGTGGCCGCAGCGTAACGCCGCTTAACCGAACACGGGAGGGCGCACGCGTTGCGCGCGTCTTCCCGGTCGGGATTTTCAAAGGACAGGCCATGCACACACAGATGGAAGCTCACTTGGCAGAGGTACGCGAAATGCAGGACGGCGAACTAATCGGCGGCGGCTACGCGTCGTATAGCCCTGCGCAGTTCCGAGCGGACGAAATCAAATGGCGTGAACAGATGGCCGCCGAAGGCAAGCTTAAGCCGGGCTATGCAACAAAGCGTGTGAGCGTTCACTAATGCCGTTCCCCGTACCAATCCAGCATACCATTGCCGCGATCTATGCCGCGTGGGTTGCGAACGCCGAGAATTGGGACTCGCTAGGGATTTCCGTTGGCGATCTAGGCAACGAATGCGAGCGCTCGCTTTACTACTCGTTCCGTTGGGCGACTCCGCTTGAAATCTTCACCGGCAAGCAACTGCGCTTGTTCGAAACCGGCAATATCGAAGAACGCCGGATGATTGAAGACCTTGAACGCGCTGGCGTCGAAGTCTTCGGAGAGCAAGACCGTATCCGCCTTGTCGCCGGCCACGTGCGCGGCAAGATCGACGGTCGCGCGCTCAATCTGCCAGAGGCGCCGAAGACAGAACACTTAGCCGAGTTCAAATCTTCGAACGACAAGAATTTTAAGCTTCTCGTAAAGGACGGCTGCGCGAAGGCCAAGCCGCAACATTACGTTCAATGTCAAATCGGCATGCATGCCTTTGGTCTGACTCGTGCGCTGTATCTGGTCGTCAACAAGAACGATGACCAGCTTTATCAAGAGCGTATCGAGTATGACGCCGCTTTCTGCATGCAGATGTTGGCGAAGGCCGAACGCATCGTAAAGGCAACGCGTCCGCCGGCAAAGATATCGGAGAAACACGACTACTACCTGTGTTCATTCTGCAATCATCAACCGGTCTGCCATTACGACGCGTTCCCGCGCATCACGTGCCGCTCTTGCATTCATTCCACGCCGGAAATGTCGGGCGACGCGCATTGGTCATGCGCGCGATGGGCGAAGCCGTTGAGCTTTGACGAACAGAAAGCGGCATGTCCGACGCACCTTTTTGATCCTGACCTGGTGCCCGGCGAACAAATCGATTCCGACGAAGGCGCCGAGACAATCACCTATCGCATGAAGAACGGGTCCGTGTGGACCGATGGCACAAACGAGAGGATAGCAGCGTGACGAAAGACCTAATCAACCAGCGCCTTATCAAAGCGCGTGCGCGATCTGTGGACGCTCAAAAGGCGTTCGAAGCGTCCGAAGGTGTCGCCGATGTTGCGATAACGGCAACGGTTTTCGCGCGTGAGATCGGCGCCGTTCAAGAACTGGAATGGTTGTTGGAAAATAGCAAAGGAGTCACGGCATGACGAAAACAGCAGAACAGATTCGGGCAGACTTCCAATCGAAAATGGACGCTCTTTTTCAAACGGCCCAACGCGCCATTAGCATGGCCGAAGCGCGGGAGACGCGTAAGCCGTTTGACGTTGACGCCGTCAAGCCCTTGGGCCGGTACGTTGCGGCTGGTCGCGCGTTGCTGGACATTACGCAAAAGGAGCTTGGCGCGGCCACTGGTATCAAAACGCCAGCTATCGCGCACTTGGAGGCGCCGCAGCCGACAAGCCGTATCGATGCGGACAATATGATGCCGAAGATTCTGGCGTACTTCCAAGCGAGCGGACTGTACGCGGACGGCGAGATTCTGAGCTTCGACAAGCGAGCCGCCTGATGTTCAGCGGCCAAACATATGAACCCGCGTTGGACAACCAACGCCTGTCCACACAGCTAGACGCCGTCTTCGCCGTTATGGCGGACGGTCGTTGGCGGACGCTTCGCGAGATCGCGGTAGCGACAAACAAGCCAGAAGCCAGCGTCTCGGCGCGGCTTCGCGATCTTCGCAAAACACGGTTCGGCGCGTGGAACGTGGAACGTGAACGCGTGAGCGGCGGACTCTTTCGATACCGCGTAGCAGCATAGGAACGGTCAATGTTCAACGGACAGCATATCTATCTCGACTCGTACAGGCGTGCAGAGCGCGACCTTAAACTGTCGAAGCATTATGGCCAGCGCATCACGTCCGCCACGATGACCGAAGAGCAAATCACCCTCGCTCTTGAGAACGGCAAGCGCATCGCCATTCGCGACGACGGGCAGTCGTGTTGCGAACATAGGTACATGACGACGGACGACGATATTCAGTCGCTTGTCGGTCATCTGCTTATTCGCATCGAAGAGAAGCCGGGACCAGGCGAAGGCGACGACAGCGGCGAACATGAAACCGTCTTTGTTGAGATCGCGACGGAAACCGGCTTCGTAACCATCGTGAATCACAACGAACACAATGGCTATTACGGCGGTTTCAGCGTCGGCGTGAGCGAGGTTGAAGATGACTCTTGACGAAGCAATGGACTCAATCCGCGCCGAAGTGGAGCGAGCTACGGCGAAGTTTCCGGCGTTCAATTCCAGCCATGAGGGCTTTGCGGTTCTCATGGAAGAGGTGGACGAGCTTTGGGACGACGTGAAAGCGAACGACAGTGACCACGCGGCAGACGAAGCCGTACAGGTCGGAGCTATGGCCGCGCGGTTCTTGATGGACTGTTGCGCGTGATGGCTTGGGGCGATGCACACTTCATGGACTTGGCCGGGGTTGTCTCCCGGCCAAGCAAGGACCGGTCAACGAAGGTTGGCGCCGTGGTCGTTGGTCCAGACAACGAAATCCGAACCACGGGTTACAACTCGTTTCCCCGTGGCATCAATGACCACGTGGAAGCACGCCACGAACGGCCGGCAAAGTATCGCTGGACCGAACACGCCGAGCGCAACGCCATTTACAACGCCGCACGCGTCGGGACGCCGCTTAAGGGCTGTCGTCTCTATGTGACCCTTGCGCCGTGCATGGACTGTGCGCGCGCTGTGATCGGTGCCGGCATTTCGGAAGTCATCACGACAGACGTTCAGAACCAACGTTGGTCGGACGAGCAATGGGAAGCGCAGACCATGCTTGAAGAGGCGGGAGTCACATTGCGATGCCTGTAAGTGACTCATGGGACTCCGCGTCGCTTCGCGAGAAGCTGCACCATTGCGTAGGTCTGCCAGTCGTTGGCTACACGCTTACAGAAAGCCGGTTGGTTCTGCGTCTGGATGACGGGCAGAAAGCCGCGCTCATTGAATACTTCAAGCCGGGTGAATTGGACGCGGTCGTAACGCCATGACACCGGACGTAATCGCCAGAGTTCAGAAGTTGCTACCCATGTTGAGTAGTGACCAGACGGGAGAGGTTGCCGCGACTGCGGCGGCTATCGGCCGCGCGCTGAAATCTGGCGGTTACGACTGGCACGATTTCGCAAAATTCCTGGGTGCGCCGAAGCCGGCATTCGAACAGCCGCGCCGCGAGTATCGAGCGAGCAACGATAACAGCGACGCGAAGACGTTCCGCTACTTCGGCTTTGCGCAGGCCATGCAGGCATTGGAAGCGATGAAAGCCGAACCGTTCTTGAGCGGCTGGGAAAAAACGTTCGTCGCGAGTGTCCTGCAACAGCATGACGACAACGGGTATTGGCGCCCAAGCGTTCGGCAAATCGAATGCATGGACGCAATCTTTAGCAAGGCCACAAATCGCGGGTTCTCGTTTTGATGATACTTCGACCATACCAAGAGTCCGCAATCACCGCGACCTTCGACTATTGGGCGAACGGCGGGGATAATCCGCTTGTCGTTCTCGCGACTGGTACGGGTAAGTCATTGGTGCAAGCCGATATGGCGCGCCGGCTTATCACGACGTATTCACAGTTCCGCGTCGTCTGCGTTACGCACGTCCAGGAATTGATTGAACAGAACTATATCGAGCTTCTAGGCATCATGCCTTTCGCACCGGCTGGCGTGTACTCGGCGGGGCTGAACCGCCGCGACGCCAATGCGCAGATTCTCTTTTGTGGCATCGACTCCGTTTACATGAAGGCCGCACTTATCGGCCACGTCGATTTGCTTGCGATTGACGAATGCCACCTTGTGCCGCGCAAGGAGTCCACCAAGTACGGCCGATTCATCAAAGAGCTTCTGGCCATCAACCCGGAAATGCGCGTTGTCGGATTCACGGCCACGCCGTACCGAACCGATAGCGGCCGGCTGGACGACGGCGAAGAACGACTCTTCGACAGGGTCGTATATGAATACGGGATCGCCGATGGCATCCGCGACGGCTTCCTTACCAAGCTTACGAACAAGGCCACGAACGCCGGCTTTGATTTGCGCGGCGTTGGCCGGACCGGAGGCGACTTCAACGCCAAGGCATTGCAGGCCGCTTGCGATAAGGAAGAGACGACGCGCGCGGCTGTCGAAGAGATCGTCGCGACCGCACGCGCCGAGAACCGCAAAAGCTGGCTGGCGTTCTGTGCCGGCGTTGAACACGCTTACCATGTCCGCGACGCGATCCGCTCGCATGGCTACAAGTGCGAAACGATCACTGGTGAAATGCCGAAGGGCGAACGCCGGCTTATTATCGAGCGGTACAAAGACGGCGATATCGACGCGCTTACGAACAACAGCGTTCTAACCACGGGTTCGAACTTCCCGCGTCTGGACCTTATCGCCGGCTTGCGACCAACGGACTCGCCGGGTCTGTTCGTCCAGATGGTCGGACGTGGCACACGGCTTTTCCCCGGCAAGCTCGATTGCCGGTACATGGATTTCGCCGGCAACGTTCGGCGCCATGGACCGGTTGACGCTATCGAGCCGCGCAAGCCGGGGAAGGGCAACGGGGAAGCGCCTGTCAAGGAATGCGCGGCTTGCCGCGAGTTGGTTCATATCAGCGCGAAGGAATGCCCGTGCTGTGGAACGCCGTTCCCAATCAACTACGCGCCGCGCCATGCCGCTGTCGCCGACGTAACGCCCATTCTTAAGAGCGCTTATAGCGATTGGCTTCATGTGCGGAGTCGCACCTTCTCGCATCACGTCAACAAGGCGGACGAAGAGAGCGTCAAGATTGAATTCTTTAGCGGCTTCATTCCTTACCGAACGTGGCTGAACCGCGACAAGAAACCGGGGCAGTGGAACAAGTTTTGGAAGGATCACGGCGGCAAGGGACCGTCGCCGGACAATGTCGCCGAATGGCTGGAACGCCAAGGCGAGTTGAATCCAACTTTGGAGATCATGGCGCGACCGACGCCGGACGGAAAATTTATGAACGTCGTTGGCTTCAAGCCGTGGCGCGCACCGGCCAACGACAACCAGCCAGCGGAGGAGTCGAAAGCTGCATAGAGTACAAATCGGAAGAGACGGGTTTATCGTGTCTATGCCTGGACACATGATCACAGACGGCACAATCACAGCGGAGAAATACACAGTGCAGACGAACGAACCAACCGAATACACCATTCGCAAGTTGCCAGACGGCGGCTTCGTCGTGGCCGATTATCAGCCGGGCATGCATTACCAGACGCCACCTTACCGGTTCGCCAGCGAAGGCGTGGAAGCGTCGTTGAAGTACATCAAGAGCAAGTTTGAACCGAAGCCAGCGACGCGGGGGAGGCCGCACTGATGGGAGCGCAGCAAGCGGCAAGCGTTCCATTCATCAAAAAGCTATTGAGCTATGAAGAGCTAAAGCCCGTCGCCGGGATCAAGTTCACGCGTCGGCATTTACTGAACTTGGAGAACGAAGGCAAATTCCCGAAACGCGTTAAAGTCGGGGATCGCGGAATCGGCTGGTATGAATTCGAGATCGCCGAATTCCTGAACGGCTTGACAGAGACACGACACTAAAGAGAAGGGCGGCTTTTCAGCCGCCCTTTTTCATTTCAGGAATTCACAACGCGCAATATGAATTCTTCGTATGAGATCAGCGCCGCGCGCTTCTCTTCGTCGTACTCGGCGTAATTGTAGACGCCGGCCACGCCGCCCTTGTCGGCGCCGCTAACGTGGTTCAAGACGGCTTCCACGATGTGCGGCAATACTTTGCACTCTTGGCGCATGTAAGTCGCCAGCGAGCGGCGGAAATCGTGGTGCGTCCATGCCTTCTTAAACTTGAGAATTTCGTCAAGGCGCTTCTTGCTCTTGGTCCAGCCGGAATACCCCTTGGCTTTCTTCGGTTTCTTCGTCGGGTTGGTGCTTCGCGGTTTACCGAAAAAGAAATCACGGCCTGTCTTGGTCATCCCGCGAAGCAACGCCAGCGAGTGAGGCGCCAACGGGATCGTGTGCGGCAAGCCGTTCTTGGTCCGGTCTCCCGGCAAGAGAATGATTTGCCGGTTGCCAAGGTCGGTTTCCGAGCGGCTGAGATCGCCCATTTCAGCGAGCCGTGATCCGTTCAAGATCAGCAATTGGCAAATCTTGCCGTAGTCGTCATTCGGGAGGGCATGCCAAATTTTCTTGATTTCGGCGAACGTCAGGACGCGGGTTCGCTTGGCTGTGCCGTTCTTGTTGGTCCCATGGACCGGGTTGTTTTCCGCCTTGCCTTCCCCCATGGCCCAATTAAAGAACTTCGACAGGACGGCCCGGCATTGGTCCGCAGAGGTCGGACCGCTGGTCTTGGTCAAGCTCTTAAGCTGGTCGGCAACCAGCGCACGGGTAATCTCGCCAAGGCTGTACTTGTGCAGCGGTTCCCAATGCGTTGTTAGGGCAAAATCGTTGAAGTCAATCCACGACTGACTCCGGCCGTTCGAGGTCAGCCAGTCAAGGAAGTCTTGCTTAAGCGCCGTGATGGTGTTCTTGGAATCGATACGGGCAAGGGCGGCTTTTTTGACCGGGTCAATATTCTGGACGGCTTCGCCAAAGAGCTTCGACGCCATGGCCTTCGCCGCCGTAAGCTTGACCTGAGAAACGCGGCCAAGGGACTTAAGGCGCTGCTTAGTTCCGACGCGAAACTTGATCGTGTAAGATGGGTTGCCGCCGCCGTTCTGGAACCGAATGCCAAACCCCGGCATGGATTCGTCCCATTCGATATGGTCGGTTTTGCCCTTGGGGATCGTTAGGGTTTCGCAAGCCGCCTGCGTAAATCTCAAGATTCAGCCTCCAAAAAGATACCAATAAGATACCAAGGGCACTTCCAATCGCTTCCCCTTGGTTCTCCTTATTCGAATGGTCTTAGAGAAAAAACCCGCATTCTGCAAGCATATTTCCCGATTTTGGGTATCTATTTCACCTCTCTTCCATGGCCTTAATTCGACTGTTAATCGAATGGTCGCTGGTTCGAATCCAGCCCGGGGAGCCAATTTCCCCCTATTTTGATAGGGTTTTGCGAAATTGGCGGCTTTTAAGATACCAACCAACCTTCCAAAAGATACCAATAAGATACCAAGGGCAGGCTGGTTAAGGTCTCTTTCCCTCCATTCCGCTCATTTCCCGGTTTCAGGTTCAGCCATTCGCCAATCCGGGTAAGAGCGCCAAGGCGGCTTATTCCGCCTTCGTCACGTCGCCTATGATCTTCGTCGCCTCTTCAAGCCCTTCCTTCGTCAACGTTAGGTGCAAGTCGCCTTTGCCGAACGCCGCCGCCATGGCCGGGGCCGCACACACGTTGCAGAGCTTCAACGTGTCGGCCGGGGTGGACGGTCTGAACTGGACGGCGGCACCGCAGGACACGCAAGCCCCTGTGACGTTGTCCGGCAACAACAGCGGGTCTGTGACCCTTACGCAAACGAAGAGCTTGGCGGCGTCGCTAACGGCGATTGTGTTCAACTTCCATTCCTTGTCTTCCCATGTTTCGGAACCGGAATCGGGTCCGTCTTGGGAACCTACGTTCCGGCGAGTACGCCGGCAACTTTTCAACCCGAACCCGAGATACGACTTGAAACAACCGCCGTTTCAAAGGGGAACTAATTCAAGCACCGTCAACCCACGCGAGCGCGTGGCGGCTTTACGTCGCGCACGCTATGCGCCGCCCGCAATATTCCTATAATCGGTAAAATTTTGAGGAAGCCATTGCATGCAGACCGTACCCATTCCGCAAAGGATGGCGCACCTAAAGATAGACAGGCGCGGCTACCCAATCCCCCACGGCGTTCTTATCGATGCAGCCGGCGAACCCCACTTCGCAATCAATAACGAAGCGACGCGCTGGCAAGTAGTTAGTGAGGATTGCTGTTCTATCTGCGGCACCAGGAATGTAAAGGCGCGCTGGTTTGTTGGCGGGTCGTTATCCGCATTTCATGAAGACGGCGCGTTCATTGACCCGCCCATGCACGGCGAATGTGCAAAGTATGCCTTACAGGTTTGCCCCTATCTCGCGGCGCCGCGTTACGCGCGGGAGATCGGACTCGCGAAGGCGAAGGCCAAGGGAACCTTTGACCCTAAGATGATCCTTATCGACAACACGATGATTCCCGGTCGTCCGGCCGGCGACTTGTTCGTAGCGATCAAGGCGACGCGCCAGCAAGTGTTCCAAAACTTCAATATGAAGCCGTTGCATCCGTTCGCAGAGGTCCAGTTCTGGCGACATGGCCAGCGGCTTCCCGACGCCGAAGGGCTGGCGATCATGAAGAGGGAATACGGCAATGCCAACGTGGACGCGTGAAGCCGAAATAGAAATGCACAAGATCGAAGACGGCGGACAGGCGATCATTGCCGAAGTCGGAGGGGACAAAGACGCTGGCATGTTCGTTCGCATCCAGTCGTGGGACGAGACAATGCGTCATGCCGAGATTGAACCATTCCTTGGTAAGCGCGTGCGCGTGACAATCGAGACTTTGGACTGATGCGCGACATAGACGAATTCTTTGAACTGTTGAAGGGACGCGCTCGCAAGACGTTCCTTAAGGCGGGGACTCATATGCCCGTCTTCGTCACGGACGAAGACGTTATCCCGTGCCCATGGGAGAACAACGCGCAAAAGCATTTCATGGTTGGCATGGTGCGCGTGATGTTCAAGGCCAAGAACGTTCAGCGTTATGGCTTGATATTTGAAATGTGGTTCACACAGACGAAGCTACCGGACACGCGGGCGATTGACGCCGCCAACTTCACGCCGCCGTCGCAAGACCCGAAACGACAGGAAGGCGTCGCTGTCATGGTCGAAGACAGGGACGGCAACCGCAGACAGGGGGCTTGGCTTATCGAGCGCATAAACGGCGAACCGCGTATCAAGGAATTCATCACGACGCCGAACGGCGAAGCGCTTGGCACCTTCGGCGATATGTTCGGGACGCGAGTCACTCACTGATGACCGACTCTTCCGCGCTCTATTCCGTTCTCTCCATGCGCATCTGTTGCCCGCAATGCGGCGCGCCATATGGGTTCTTCAAAGGACCGCGCGGCGGCATGTCTCAAAACATTTACTGTAAGAACGCCGATTGCCGGCAAGGCTTCAACGTCACCGCCTTGACGCCAACCGAAGGCATCGCCGAGCGTATCGGGCCGGCGGACGCGGAACAGTATAAGTGGCTCAAAGAAAAATATCCCAAGGTCTGGTAATGCCGCAACTGATCTATCGCAACTTCATCAGCCGAAGCCTTATGCGTTCGCTACCGGAAGCCCGGTTCGTCTTCGGCGACAATATGGAGCGGCGAGGGCGCGGCGGACAGGCGCGCATCATGCGTAACGAGCCGAACGCTATTGGTGTCGTGACAAAGCGATATCCGACTTTAGACGAAGACGCCTACTTCTATGATCATTGCGAAGAGTTCATTAGCGCCGTGCGCGATGATTTACTAAAGGTCGCGAAAGCATGGGAAGAGGGCCGGGATATATACGTGCCAGCGCACGGCTTAGGCACTGGCTTGGCCGATCTTCCGCGACGTGCGCCCAAGCTCTACATGCTTATCTGGCAGGCTTTTGACGACATGGCGCCTTGCCCATGGCCGCAAAAAAAAGACTAGGACCAAACCGGGGGGTGGGGTCCTAGTCTGTCCCTATTGGAAGTTTGCTGATTGCCGTTCGGGACGCGATCAGCTTGCCCGTTTGTATACGCGTTTGCAAGTGATGTTACCCATATTCGGGAAGAGTCTTCCCGATAATCGGTACATATCTTTTAAAGGCCCTTTTCTCTGAGGTTGAGAATGGTAAGGTGTGCCCGTTAAAAAACGGGAGTTTGCAAACTATGGCGTTTAAGAATGTGCGGTTTTCCTTCGACATTCCGATGGAAGACATTATGGCGCTCGCTATCCAGCGCGGCGTTGGACTCAACATCGAAGTTGAATCAAAAGAGCCAAAGAAGCCGAGACAATTGCGCAACGTTGACCCGGCGCCGAAGCTCTTAGAGGGACCGAAGAAAGAGAGGGGCGCGCAAGCCAATATCCTTCGCAGGCTTTTTGTCGAGAAGGGCGCTGGCGTGATTGTCACCACGGCCGAATGCAAGGACGCATTCGTTGCCAACGGACTCGAAGGTCCGCGAGCGTATCAGTCACTCAATCAAATCAAGAACGATGATGCGATTGAGAGCGTGGGGAAGGGCGAATGGAAAGCCAGCAAAAAAGGGGTTGAGGCAATGAAGGCGTTACTATCAAAGCAAACGGAGGCGGTCGCGAATGGCTAAAGCAGCAAGATCAGCGAAGCGTGACGGCTTCACGTACAGGTCATACAACTTCGTCAACAAAGACCCCGTCATCGATAAAGTTCGAACGATTGTTCAAGACGAGGGACTAGCCCATTCCGATATTGCGAAGTTAAGCGGCGTCGGTGCTTCAACGCTCAACAACTGGTTTGAAGGCGAGACACGCAAGCCGCAGTACGCCACCATTGCCGCCGTGGTGACGGCCCTTGGATACGAAGCAGTTTTCAAACGAGGGAAGCGCGTCGATTTTGAAACCGAAGTCGCGAAGGCTACGCGCGAAATCGAGATCGCCAAAAAGAAAGCGGCGAAGGGAAGATAGGCTATGTCACCAGCAAAGAGAGCAAACAACCCGCGCGCATCCGGCGCGCATGATGTTCAAGTCGGCAACCGCATTCGCATTAGCCGTATCGCGAAGAACATTTCGCAAGACGAGCTTGGCCAGAAACTCGGCGTGTCGTTTCAGCAAATCCAGAAGTACGAAAAGGGAGTCAATAGAATCGCTGGCGAAAAGGTACTTCAAATTTCCGGTCTTCTCGGCATTGACCCGAATTACTTACTTGGTTGGGACAAGGACTCGTTCCGTATCCAAGAGCAAGTATCAGGCGAGGCGATGAAGATGGCCTTGCGCTTCGAGTCGCTTCACCCGGATTTGCGTTCGCCGATTCAGCGGATGCTTAACGGCATGGCGGAAGCCGGCTTCATTAAGCCGGAAGAGGAAATCAGCTCTGGCACAAAGCCGGTTGTTTCCGAGATTCCGGTTAGGAAGACGCAAGCGAGAAAATCGAAGTGAGCCGCGCGCTTGTCTTTGAGGGCGGCGTCCTGATTCTGAAAGATGACAGTGGCCGCAACGCCAATCAGCTTAATCAGGATGGCGCATTGGTCGTAAGCGTTACCAACTACACATTGGAGAACGCCAAGAGCATTGCGGTTCTTAAAGGCAAGCGGCTTCGTATCGTTGTCGAGATCATTGACGATCCAAAAACATTCGAGGGGGTCGCCGGCACTGAGCCGGCGGCAGAGGAAACAGACGAATGAAGAAAATGAATTGCCCAAGCTGCAACACCGATCTTGAATCGGCGTTCAACGCCGAAAACATGACAGAGAAGCCGTTTTCCGGCGCTGTCACCATGTGCTTCCACTGCGGCCACCTTATGGCCTTCGCAGATGACTTGTCGCTACGCGAGTTGACGGACTCGGAAATGGTCGAGGTCGCGGGCGATCCGGCCATTCTGAAAGCGCAGCGCGCGCGGGGGATCATACAGGCCGCGCGGGAGCGAGCCGAACGAGAGAAAGCCCACGCGCCTAAAGTCCCTGTAGAAGACGCGTGGATGGTCCTAGCCGTCCACCCCGGCGGCGGGGAGGGGCTGTGCGCAATCGAGGGGGACAACGGCTTTGCCCTTCCCATGGTCGCGACAACGTCGCGCGTGCGCGACATGCTTTTTAAAGGCATCAAGGACAACGGGTTGCCGGGAAAATTTCGTCTTGTCAGGTTCAAGCGTATTGAGGTTGAGGGGGAATTTGAAAATGCCGAAACATGAGTATCCGAGAGGTTGGGAGCCGGGCGCCCATTGGGCATCGGACGAGGCATGGCGCGTGCTGGATATATTAATGCCGGGTCACCTGTCTCTCCCGGCGCGTGAATTGCTTGCCGGCGCGATGACAGGGGCGCTCATTAAAGCGTATAAGCAAGGCGAGCTAAACATACTGAAAGGGAATCTTACCAGATGACGAACTTCAAGCCCGGCTTCTATGTTGTCCGTTCTCGCCACACGGACCCGGTAACGAAAAAATTGCAGTCCGGTGACATTGCGCACATTCACACGCTGAACGGCGAACCCGTGGCCAACCGGTATTACGAACACAAGCCGATGAAGCTGGCAGAGTTCTTGACGCATTGGGAAGTGTTGAACGTAATCGAGGCGCCGTCTCTTGAAACTGCCTGATCTTACGAGATACGACATTGTCTTGCAGACAATGCGGAAGTGGTTAGACGGCGAACCGGTCTGGTCCCACGAACGAATCTTGAAGACGTGGGGAATTGAATTCGAAATGTACCGGCGCGCATGGTCGCGCCGGGGGCTTTTTACGGACCGTGTTATGCTTGGCGTAGAAAGCACCGTGGCAATGATGCACACGCGGGACAAGTTCATCCAGGAATTCGGGTTCGCGATTCCATGCGCCGAAGTCTTCAAGGCGCTGGCCAAGTATCCAACCGTTGTCGAGATCGGCGCCGGCTCTGGTTACATGACGCGCCTGATGCGACACGCCGGTATTCGTTGCGTTGGCAGTGACAGCGGAGACGGCGGCTATGCGCATAAGGTCGGACGTTACGACGACTGGCAGATAGTGGCGCAAGGCAAAACGATGGTTCGCCGGCACCGCGACTCCGCAATCTTCTGTTCATGGCCGGCTTACGAAGGCATCTGGTTTCGGCAAGCGCTAAAGGCCATGCAGGTCGGACAGGTTATGGCAGTCATCCGCGAAGACGCCACGGCCGAAGAAACCGCGTGGGACTACTTCGATGATTGCTTCGACGTTGTCGAGAGAGTTGATATTCCAGCGTTCAACTACCTTAACGATTTCGTGGACATTCGCATCAAGAAACGACAGAGGCCGCGCCATGGGCAACGAAGTGAAGCAATTTCGGCTCTTGCCGATTACTGACCCGCGCCTTTGCAAAGAGTGCGGCCGGGAGCATACGCCAGACCAACCGCACGATAAGCAGAGGTTGCATTATCAATATCATTTCTACTTCGCTAACGGTCGTTGGCCGACGTGGAAAGACGCCATGGCGCATTGCGACGAAGAGACCCAAACGGCTTGGACGGTCATGTTGCGAGATCGCGGCGTCGAAGTCGGATAGATTTCTAATGAAGGCTTAGTCGGAATACAAACCTAACCCTACGTTGTTTGACGTAGGGTCGATTCTGGCACAAAAAAAACGGCGCCCGATTGGGCGCCGTTTTGTATTGGGCTGAGAAGTGGAAGCCGACGAATTTAAGAAGCAATGCGCACGGCTAGGGCTAAAAGTGCCGGAATGCGCCCGGTTATTCGGTTACAGTCTTCGAAGCTCTTCACGATGGGCGAAGGACGGTCCGCCGCTTGCCGTGGCCGTGGTGCTGGTCATGGCTACGGACAAAAGGCATCTGAGAAAGCTAATCAAGGCCGGCGAATGATTGACCTTGCCAAAGAGCTTAAGCGGTCGCGGCGGTTAATGCGCCAAAGCTGGATATTCATTGGCTTTTCCGTGGCAATGTTCGCTCTGCAAGATCGCGGGACGAGTTGGGGTTGTGTTGTGTCCGCCTTCCACGTCGCCGCGATTTCCTTTCAAGGCGGTTGTCTTATCATCCATGAGAAGGCCGCTAGGGCAACCGCAGCAATCATTGCGGCCCTAGCGGCTTTCAGCGCCCGTTATTCGCAGCTACGGACGCCTGTAGACGGGTCATAGGTGCAAGCGCCGCCTTCCGCGATTGGCGCGTCAGCGGCCTTTAAAATGCCGCCACGCATGCCGCCAACGCGGTACGTCGTACAGCCCTTTGCGCCGCGTTCCCAAGCCTGCACATAGACCCGCTTGAAGTCCGCCCATGGAACGTCGGACGGAACGTTACAGGTCTTCGACACGGCCGAGTCCACGCGTTCAGCGGCCGAAATCAGCACGTCCAGATGCTCTTGTACGCTTACCTGGTCGCACGTCTTGCCTTCGACGCCGAACGCCATGAGGCCGTAATCCTCTGTAATCACCTGTCGCACGCCATCGGCCATATTCACGGTTCGGTCGGACCGCAGCGCGAAGACCGGTTCAATGCCCGATGACACGTTGTCCGCCGCCATCGAGATCGTGCCGGTTGGCGCAATCGAGGTCAAATGGCTGTTACGGATGCCATGCCGGCGAATGTCGGCTTGGAGATCGGCGGGCAGGGTCTTAATGAATTCCCCGGCGCAATACTGGTCTGCATCGAAGAGAGGGAAGGCGCCGCGTTCACGGGCAAGCTCGATACTGGCGCGATAGGACTCGTCTCGGAGAATGTCGAGAATCTGGTTCTCGAAACCTATAAAGGCGGGAGAGCCGTAGGACCAGCCGAAGGCTTCGCCGGCATTGGCCAAGCCGGTAACGCCGAGTCCCATCCGGCGCTTGCTGTGTGCTTCGGCGCGTTGCTGGTCCAGCGGATAGAGCGACACGTCGGTTACGCGATCCATGGCACGGACGGCGGTTCGAATGTCGCGCTTGTACGTCTCCAAATCGAAAGACGCGAAGCCGCCGAAGACGGAAACGTACTTGGCCAGATTGAAGCTACCGAGAAGGCAAGCGCCATAGGGCGGCAACGGCTGTTCGCCGCACGGATTCGTTGCCGCGATCCTTTCGCAGTAATGCAGGTTGTTCATGCGGTTGATGGCGTCGATAAACAGCACGCCGGGTTCTGCCCAATCCCATGTAGACCGCATAAGCTGGTCCCATAGTTGCGCAGCGTCGATTTCCCCGTATTCGCGACCGTCGAAGCGAAGCGCAAACGGCTTATCGTTCGCGGCGGCTTCCATGAATTCGTCTGTGATCGCAACCGACATGTTGAAGCCGGTTAGCTTGTCTTCGTTGTGCTTGGCGTTGACGAATTCGACAATGTCGGGATGGTCCACGCGAAGCACGCCCATTTGCGCGCCGCGTCGATGACCCGCCGAGCTGGTCGCGCGGCCGACAGCGTCGAAGATTTCCATGAAGGAAACCGGACCGCTCGATTTCGAATGAAGCTTCTTAATCA